CCTCGCGCTGGGCATGGAGCGAGTTGAACTCCTGCTCCAGCCCTTCTTCCGAAGATTTGCGCGTGTAGACCGCGCAGCGCAGTTTGCGGACGACCGGTTTGTTCATGCTGCCCTCCGATGATCTTTGAGGCCGAAGAATATCCAGCCGTTCCAACGCGACCCGGTAATGGCGCGGGCGATTGCGGACAGTGACTGGTAGGGGCGTCCCTGCCATTCGAAGCCGTCCTGGGTAACAGTCACGGTGTGCTCGACACCCTGCCACTCCCGGATCAGGCGGGTTCCGACGATCGGCTTGAGGTCAGCCCGCACGCGGCGGGTGGTGATGTTGCCGCCGTCGAGTTGTTCGCCGAGCTGCTGGAGCCGCTTGACCGTTTCCTGCTTGAGGCCGCCGTAGGCGAGTTCCTGGATGCGGTAGGCCAGTCGGCTCTCGAGGTAACGCCGGTTGAACGCCGGCGGTTCCTCGCTGAACAGTTCACGCCACTGCTTCTTCAGCTCGGCGACCGGAGCCGCCTTCATGGCGGCCAGGCGGGCAAGGACGGGATCGGGTTTCATTGTGCGTTGCTCCATTGAGTTGGAGGTGCACTACCGCTCTGTTCAGGCGCGAAGTGTAGCGGAAAGTCTCCATCTTCTTCAGATAGTTGACCCACATTCCGAAGGTGCAGTCGGGCGAGGCCAAGCCCGAGGATGGCGCACAGCTCGGTCCGACGCTGAGCGGGCGTCATTTCGTAGGGTGGCAGCGGATTGGGGCGTTTCAATTGTGGGTCTCCGTCTCTCGCCGGGCTGCGCCGAACGATGGTGCTGAGACGGAAAAGCCAGTTGCCTGAACTCAATGGGACACTGGGCGGCAAAACTGCTCACAGGGTGTGAACAAGTATGGAACATCCCTCTTGCACACCACCCCCCTGAAGGCGATCATATCCCGCGAATCATAGTATCCGCACCGCTAAATTCCGGGGGGCGCATGGCACGAAAAGCAAGTTCTATTGGACCGTTCGCCCTCACCATCATCGAAGATGCCAAGATCGACCTCCTTTATGATCTTCTCGTACTTCGTGAGAACGACACTGAGCCGAATTTTGGTCTGCCTGATGAAATCCCTGCCCCCGGTGATTTCGATGCAGCCACCGATTGCAGGAAGAAGTTGATCGATGCGCTGTCACTCTTCGACAGTGACGACTTGCGCCCCATTGAGCAGCGTTGCCGAAGGGTCAAAGCCCTTGCCGACGGCAAAGGCATTTCATCAATCGATACGATTGCAGAAAAGCAGCTCGAAGACGCCGCGCTGCAGGAGTTTAAGAGCCAACCCGATCCTCTTTGCCGCAGCATATGGACTTTCATTAATCAGCGCCGGGCCTTCGAAGATGCCGAGAGCTTCTATTACGCCCGCCAGTTCCGAGACTACGGCAAGATGTATGATGCCTTCGAGGTTGAGCTCGAAAAGGCAGTTGCCGTTGACGCTTCCTCCATCGACGAAGCCGCGCTCGCCAAGCAAATCACAAAGGTGCTTGAACTCAAGACGGCATGCACAGTTAAAGCCCTGGACCTTCCCGCCACAACTGCTCATCCGGCATCAATTATGCTGATCGTGCGACATGGAGGGCCTCTGTCGAGCGTTTACGACCATAAGGCCGACGGACGGCGGGGCACGATATATTTCCGCCCACCTAACGAAGCGACGCTGATCTACACGCCGTCGATCCGACAGATCGAAGTGTGCGCCGATAGCGCCAATGTCCGGCAACAAATCAGCAGTACGTTCGCCGAGGTCGCGCTCGGACATGACGTTTCGCGCAAGCCGCTCACATGGAAGCACTACAATCTTTCTCGGTTTCGGACAGGGTTCAGCCTGCCGATTCCTTCTATTCCTGGCTACGATATCCGCCTTGCCCGTGTGCTCGAAGCTGAGGTCCGGCTCGGATCATGGAGTCGCAAACTGTCGCTCAAGGTTTCGATTGAAGACGATATCGAGGAAGTTGCGAACCGCTATCTCAGACCGAACAATGTCTTCAGCCGAGCCGAAGGTTTTAGCAAAATCGGGATTGCCGTTGCATACAGCAAGGAAGGCGATGCGCGTGCACGCACGCTGAACATTACGATTGCCGGTAGCAAGAGTTGCAACCTTCAAAGCAACAAGGACCCCGAAGAACGTAGCTTCGGATATGCTCTGCTGGACTCCTGGGGGATCATGACCGCCTTCAGGCAGATCGAAAATGGTGACTTGCGTTCGATATTCTCGCAGCTGGTGGAACTGTACGACCGCGTCGACGAGCAAGTGAGCGGTTCGCGGCTTCAGGAAATGGGGCTGGATCCAGGTCGTCTGATCGAGGGCGGATTGTTGGAGCGCCGCGAACGTCAGGATGTCATCCTGGGCGATGAAGATGGCGTTGAAGGCGAGTTCCGTGTCCAGCCATCAGCCACCCTTGCGATGGTGCAAACAGTCGGGCCGTTCGGAGAAGCGGGGGGCACGCGCCCGGCTCCTGACCTGCAGATGTATGTGATCAAAAAGGACTGGTTGCATGAGACGATTTTACGTCTGCTGAAGCCGCTGTTGCACAAGCGCGCGTCTGAAGTCCTTGACGATGATCTGACCTTGCTCGGCTCCATGCAGGTCGATGCTGCTGAAGTGCCATTGTATTTCGCACGGCGCCTCGATGATCTGAAAACCATTAGTCGGCTGGATGTTGCGCTCCGCGCGCGGAACAGCGCGGGCGTTGGCATCGTTCTGTGCGCAAGCTCCGAAATGCCAGCCTACCTTGGCCCCAATGTCGTGGTGCCCATACTCTCCAATCTGTCGCCAGTTGGCGAAGAGCTGGTGATTGCACGTGACGGCCTCGAGCTTGCGTACCGAAACAACCTGACGCTCGCCCGCGGGGGCTCGATACCGCAAGTTCTTCGGTCAGGGACCCAGTCGGCTACGCTGCACATTCCCGGCAAGGATCCGCTCACTCTCACCGGAGCCGATCAGATCATAATTTTCGAGCGGCTGGTTTCGGCGCATAAGGCCGGAAGCCCTGACGTGCAGGTGAAGGTGCTGATGGATGGGTTCAGCACTCGCAGCCCCCAAAGCGCATTCCGCAGCGAAGCCTGGAAGAGCATTATCGGCGTCTACATCTCCCAAGGCGCCAAGCGGGGTTATTGGCGTCTGGCTGTCAACGGCACCCCGACCACATAGGGCCGTCTAACAAGCGTCGAACATACGATGTGGGACGGTCGAACAAAGCGGTGATTATTGGGTGTGCTCCCTGAAACGAGGAGCACCCCGATGACGACTCCCCACCACTCCCGCCGCGTGGCCAATCAGAGCCACAACGCCGGCACGCCCCCTTCCACCACCGGACGCGAATGGCGCTGCAACAGCTGCGCCAAGCTGCTCGGCGTCTGCCGTGACGGCCAGATGCACCTGCGCTTCGCGCGGGGGCACGAATACCTCGTGGGCTTCCCCGTGGTGGCCACCTGCCGCGGTTGCGGGTCGCTGAATACGGTAACCGGTCCTGCGCTGCGCTGAGGCGCGAACTCTCCAAAATCCCAAAAACGCAGAGGCGCGCGACGCCCTGACCTGGCCGGAAGGAGGCGCTGGACGCCCGGCCGCAAGGCAGGCGTCCAATGTCCTTCACGTGGCACGATTTCCACGGGAATCTCATGCATTCTTCTTCCACCCTCAACTTCCAGCGCGGCTTCGCCATGGTGCGTAACAGCCACCGCGCATTGAACCGTTTTGCGGATCCGACAGCGTTGTTGGACCACCTGCATCGCGGCGATGCGTCCTCGGACAAGAAGAACACCATCCTGGCGGGGCTGATCGTGAGTGCCAAATCCGACGACCGCGCCGGGGACTGTGCTCTTACGCTTATGCTGCTTGCGCTGTGGCCTGGGCTGGATGGCGTCTTCCGGCGTTCCCGCGCCCGACACCTCGGCCAGGTCGACGAACTCGCCTCCGAAATTCTCGCCCGCGCCACCGCAACGATCCGGGGTCTTGATCTGACCAAGGTCAACTGGATCGCGGCTACCATTCTCAGGAATGTCGAACGCGATGTGCTGCGCGCGCACAATCGGGAAGCCAGCCGCCAAGCTGTGCAAGACGAATTCGATACCGACCTGCATGGTGGCATTTTCGAGTTTTCCGATCCTGAGCTGGACCCCGAGCAACTGCTGGCGGAGCTTACCCGTCTGATCGGTGTGGATGCCGACCTCATCCTGCGCGTGGTCATCGACGGCTACACCCAGGCCGAGGCTGGCCAGCAACTGGGCCTTTCCGAACCGGCAGCCCGCAAGCGGTTCCAGCGCGCGCTCAAGCGGCTTCGTGACCACGCAGAAGAAAAATCCTGACCCGCTTGTCCCGCCCGGTGCGTGGCGTTGGCTTTTCAACTTCGGACGCACCGATCGTCCAGCCAAAACACAGGAAGTCCCAGTTGATGAGCAATACGACTGCCATCCCGACTGAACCTCTGAAGCGCATCCCCGGCCTCTACCGTCGCTGGGAGTTGCCGGAAATCTTCAAGGTTCAGTGCCGGTACCACATCGAAGAGGCCGGCACCCACGCCGACGGCACCCCGCTGTTGGCCGTCTACTCGAGCGGACCTGAGGGCCAGCCCCAGGTTAGCGATCTCCCCGAATGAAAGGTTTCGCCATGTTGTTCCCCAACCCGATCGCGCGTCTGCGCAAAGCTCATTATGCCCTTGAAGACCTGCCTGACACAGTCGCCTTCCCGAAGCACCCGGCCCGCGAAAACGATGACCCGCTGCCGCTCGAAGTTGCGACCGTCGATGATATCGCCTTCGCCATCGTCGCTGCCGACCAGGAAAGCATCGCTGCCTCGAACCGCGCCTCGGCCCTGAAGCGCCTTTACAAGATGGCCCGCGAGGCTGGCGCCATCGGTATCGACCCGGCCGTGAAGTCGGCCCTCAAGGGGAGTGCGAGCTGATGGCTATCTCGCTTGCCTCCCTGCAGACGTCGAGCACGCTGCGCCCACCCCGTATCCTCATGCACGGCGTGCACGGCGTCGGGAAGACCACCTTCGCGGCGGGGGCTGACGCACCCGTCGTGATCATGACCGAGGATGGCCTCGGCATGTTGAAGGTGCCGCACTTTCCGCTGGCGACGAGCTATGCGGATGTCGTTGAGGCGCTCGACGCCCTGCTGAGCGAAGATCACACCTACAGCACCGTCGTCATCGACAGCGTCGACTGGCTAGAGCCGCTGGTCTGGGCCGAGACCTGCCGCCGCAACGGCTGGGCTTCGATCGAAGCGCCCGGCTTCGGCAAGGGCTATGCCGAGGCGCTGACTGTCTGGCGAGAATATCTGGACCGGCTGAATGCCCTGCGTGACCGCCGCGGCATGGCCATCGTCCAGATCGCCCATACCGACATTAAGCGCTTCGATAGCCCGGAGCACGAGCCCTACGACCGCTACGTCATCAAGCTCCAGGCCCGCGCCGCGGCCCTGCTGCAGGAGCACTGCGACGTCGTTCTTTTTGCCAACTACCGCATGTCCATCACGAAGGCGGACGTTGGCTTTAACAAGAAGGTCGCCCGTGCGCTCGGCTCTGGTGAACGCGTCCTGCACACCGCCGAGCGCCCGGCCTTCCTCGCCAAGAACCGTTACGGCCTGCCCGACACACTTTCGCTCGACTGGAAAGCCTTCGTCGCGGCCATGCCCCAGCCCGAACAGCCCTGATCCGGAGTTTCCCCAATGGCACGTTTTGACACCGCCTTCGATGCGACCGGCATCGAACCCACCACCGGCTACGATGTTCTTCCCGCCGGCAAATACCGCGCACAGATCGTCGAAAGCGAGATGCGCGTCACCCGCAACGGCATGGGCCAGTTCCTCTGGCTGATGCTCGACATCATCGAAGGCCAGTACCAGGGCCGCAAGCTGTTCGACCAGCTCAACCTCGTGAACTCGAACCCGCAGACGGTCGAAATCGCGCAGCGCACGCTGTCGGCCATCTGCCATGCAACGGGCAAGCTGCAGGTCAACGACAGCATCGATCTGCACCTGGTGCCGATGACGATCCAGGTCGGGGTAAAGCCGCCCAAGGATGGGTATTCAGAGAAGAATACGATCCGCTACCTCGTCCCGGAAAAGACCGCGCCGGCGGCGCCTGCCTATCAGGCTGCCCCTGCGGCCACGCAGCCGCCGGCCGCTCCGGCTGCTGCCCCCTGGAACCGTAACGGCTGACCCCTGCAGGCCGCTGCGGGAAATCGCGGCGGCCTCAGCCAGACAAAGAGACTGACCATGATTGAACCGCTCAACGCGGCCCCTGCGGCCGCGAACGCCCCCGGCTTGCCTGAAAAACAGCGCCGCCTGATCGAACTCGACGACGCAATCGCCAAGATCCGCACCCAGATTGCGACCGCCGATCTGACCCGCCAGACGCAGGGTAAACCCATCGACCCCGCCTGGTTCAATCGCGCCCGCACCGCGCAGCGCCACCTCTACCGCGAACGGGCTGAACTGCTCGCCGACGGCAGCGGCTGGCACCGCCGCAACAAGGTCAAGGACGCGCTGATCGACATCCTGCGCGCCCGCCATGATCCCGAAGTCTGGGCCCAGCTTCTCGCTGAGGCACGTGCCCGCAGCGAAGCGGAGGATCTGTGATGGCAGAGCTTCCTACCTCGCCGACGCCTACCCTGACGGCGATCTACAACGCCTACGAGGCACGCCAGGGGGATGGCTTTCGCGAACACCTCGGCGCCTCGCTGATTGGCAAGCCGTGTTCCCGGGCGCTCTGGTTCGATTTCCGCTGGGTCACGCCTTCGCGCTTTTCCGGTCGGATGCTTCGCCTGTTCGAGACCGGGCAGCGTGAGGAAGACCGGATCGTCGCCAACCTGCGTTCGACCGGTGCGACGGTCCTAGAGGTCGATCCGGAGACGGGTCGTCAGTTTCGGGTCGAGGCCCATGGCGGACACTTCGGCGGCTCGCTCGATGGCGTCGCTCTTGGCCTGCTGGAAGCGCCGAAGACATGGCATGTGGTCGAGTTCAAGACCCACTCGGTCAAGAGCTTCGCAGACCTCGTTGCCAAGGGGGTCGTGAAATCGAAGCCGCAGCACACCGCCCAGATGCTGATCTACATGCACCTGACCGGGCTGACCCGGGCCATGTACATTGCGGTCTGCAAGGACACGGACGCGCTGCACATCGAGCGGATCGAGGCCGATCCTGACGCGGCGACCCGGCTGCTCGACAAGGCCAAACGCACCATCGAGGCCCAGCATCCCCCGGCCAGGATCAGCGATGATCCGACCTGGTTCGAGTGCCGCCTGTGCTCTCACCATGCCGCCTGCCACGCCGGAGATGCGGCCGCAGTGAACTGCCGGACCTGCCTGCATTCCACCCCCGTCGAGGGCGGTTGGCACTGCGCCCGCCACGATCGCAGGCTTGATCCCCAGGACCAGCGTCGCGCCTGTCCCCGCCATCTCTTCATCCCCGATCTCGTGCCCGGAACCGTCACTGACGCAGGCGAGGATTTCGTCGCCTACTGCATGGCCGA